TCTTGTATTGCAACTTGTACATCATTTAAAAACCAATCTTGTACTTGTTGTTCAGATACAGGATATCCTATAGGTTTACCGTAATAATCTACATCCCATTCTGTGATAAGATGCCCAATGCCTCCGGTCAAATGATTTTCTGAACAATGGTACAGTTCATATTTTACACCCTCATCTGCCTCAATTTCTTCTCTTAATGTATTTATGTTCATCTTCTAAGTCCTAATTCTAATTGTTTTTTACGTATTTCTTTTACGTGTAGATGCCAAAAATAGTTCCCTATCTTACAGGTTATAGCAGAAATCTTTAAAAATGTCAAGGCTTTCCAACTCATTTGCGTTTCAACATCTTAGCTGCTTGTCCTACACCTTTGATACCAAAAGACGCAGATATAGCTATATATAATAAATACTGATACCAATCAGGTAATGTAGCTAATATCTCAAAGCCTTCTTTTACATACTCTCTCATTCCGGGTATGAAGACTAATATAGCAGGAGCTAATAGGACTACTAAAGCGAACTCGTCTTTCCAACTATCCACAGTAGCATCTGCCATCTTGCCTTCCCACTCCACTTGACCTGTTGCGACTTTCTCTGCAACAGTAGCACGAGCTTTTGCCTCTGCAACTTTAGCTTGTCCATCTGCCTTTGTTTTTTCTATTTTGTTTTGAAACCACGTTCCTGCGAGGTTTGCTATTGGTCCTATTAATGCTTGTATCATTTGCTATCTTCTCTCTTATTCTTTCTTGTTTTAAGTTTTCTTTTAACTTAGCTGTATTTACGAAATCTTGATGTTTTCTTTGCAATCTTGCTGGGTTGTTTAGAAAATTGTTTACCTCTCTTAGTCGCTTTGCGTTTAGCAGCCGAAGAGGCGGCGTATTCAGAGGGAGATAAAGCCTTAATTGCTTTTTCAGGTAGATAACGCTCACCAGTTGCTTTACTCCCCTGTGTACTAGGTTTACCAGACTTTGTTCGCCATTTTTGTTTTGTCCACGCAACTAGTGACCTCTGTGATTTTTTTAATGCCATTATAGTTTACCCATCCATTTTGCTAGTAGCCATGCTAATATTCCTGCAAAAAATAATATGAAGATAAAAGCTATTCCATATCCTACGTATTCTATTAATTCTTGTCTACGCTTTTCTGCCATCTTCTCTGCATATCTTCTTGACTTTCTAGCCTCTGCTTGAAATCTTTGCCAATCTTGCCAAAGTCCGGGTCTTCCTAGATAAATCATTATCTTCTTGAGTTCTTCTTCTTTCTCTCTTATCTGTTCAAGAGCCATGAACTCTTCTAAGTCTCCACCACCACCACTTGCTTTTTTCTTACTTGCCTTCTTTTCTAACTGTTCTTTTGAGAATACAAAATCAGATATCTGTTTTACACAACCTGAAAGTTCTTTTCCATTAGATATAAAATTTTTTATTACTCCGAAAGCTGCATTTGCTGCGGCAAGTTCTGCTAACATTATCTTTTCCTTTTTGGCTTACAATATGCAGTTATACGTAAATTAGGTCCTTCCTTTTGTGGTATGGGTGGCTGTCTATGTAGTCTCTGTGCAAAATATAAACATCTATCTATGTCTTGGAAAGTTTGTGTTTGGTCTATTACTCTTACTCCCATCATAAACACTAACACAAACTCAATCATACAGGTGCTCCTAACACCTCGTCTTCTTGCTCATGACAATCGCAGTTACACTCTTCTGTGTCACAATCATAACATTCACAAGTGTCACATCTTTTTCTTTTTTCGGTCATTTGCTCTTTTTAAACTTTCTTTTGCTTTTTTAAATATGCTAACAACTTCAGTCTTCTTCATTACTTTAGCTCTTTGCTCACCGACTGTAAGTATCTGTATCTTTCTCGCATATGGCTTATTAACCTTTTTAACTTTTGCAACTGTGGCTCTTGCATCTGCAGGGGTGGCAAACTTGATGCCAACTGTGTCTTTAGGGTTTTCATCCGTATACAGTCTTCTGCCACTGCCTTTTGGTTTTTTACCTGTTCCAACTTTAGGGTCTCTTTTTTTTCTTCTTAACAACTTTTTTATATCCCTTCTTTTGGTCTTTCATTATCTTCGTTAAAGTTTTCGCTTGACCTGCATGAGCCTTAGATGCTTTCTTTAATTTACCTATAACTGTTTTTAATGGTCTAGTATAATGTGGCATTAGTTTCTATATCCTCCACCTGCTTTCTTGTAGGCTTTAGCCATCATCTGTGCTTTACGTGCAGACCATTGACCCGGAGCTCCACCTTTACCACCTGCTTTTATTCTGTTAAATATTCTTTTACGCAAAGCAGGTTTTGTATAATTACCTGCTTTGTTTACTGTGCTTTTACTTTTTCTTTTTACTGCCATTTTTCTTTGCCTTTGATGGTAACAATCCCTTGCTTACTGCTCGTGCTCTTTCAGAGAAGCCAAGTTTCTTTTTACTTCTTATTTTTTTTCTTATTGTTTCTAACTTGGCTACCATCGGAATATAGATTGTTAAATGTTGTAAAAGGGTCTAGATACGACTCATGTGCTTCTGCTGAGTGTGTCCACTGTGAAGGAGTGAAGTCAGGAGCACCTTCGCCTGTAACCCATAATGCAGGACTTGTTGCTCTAACTCTGTTGTTTGGTAATGCAACTATATTGCCTGTCCACTTTCCTGCATCCAATAAATACATTACGTGTGATTGTTTATGTTGTGCAGGGTCATCTGCTATTTCATGGTCAGTGTAATCTACAGTGAACATATATTTAGCAGTAAAGAACTGATTATCTATCTTACATAGCCACGGAGAAGAACTAACTCTATCCATAACTACTACACTATGATTTCTAGATTCGCAATCCCAAGGTTGACATAGATGGTCTTCCATTGGTTCTGCCCATTCGTCTACAGGTATATCTGCCACGAGTGCCTGTATGGGCATTCTTGCCCACATAGCACCACCATGTACATTGTTCTTTTCTTCACAACCTGTAAAGACTACCTGAAAACTTAATGACCTATCAGGTATGGTATTGACTGCAAAAGCTAACGCATGAAGGAACTCACCATGATACTTTTGATGATTACAGGTGAACTCTCTTCGTACCCAACATTTAAAATGGGGTACGTTACTTATGAGATAAGACATTATCTACGTCTTGCAGCTCCACCTCTTGCATAGCTCTTGGTCTTTTTCATTCCACCTCTAGCCATCATTTTAGATTTTTTCTTCATTCCTCCACGAGCCATCATTTTAGATTTCTTTTTTCCGTGCATTGGCATAGTTGTTCCTCCTTTACTTGCTAACATTCTCGGTTTTTGTACCCTAATCTTTTTACCTATAGGTTTAGGGGTAGGCTTCTTTTTACTAAACATCATCTTCATATCTTCATCAGTAATCAGTTTATGTTTAATTAAACCATCCATTATTTCTTCATTACTAAATCCCATACCATCTAGTTTTGGACTTAGTAATTGTTTTTTAGTAGGTGTTTTACCTTTACCTTTAGCCATTATTTTTTTCCTTTCTTTTTCAAGTCAAGAGCAATAATGACCATACCACCTTTGCGATAATCCATCTTACTCATTCTTGGTTTCTTACCCATTCCACCACCATACATATAACCCATCTTGTTACGTACTTCTGTTGGTAGTTTCTTGAGACCTACTTGGTCAGCACTAGGCATTTTTAATCCCATGCCACCTTTAGCTTTATTTGCTCTTAACTTTTTTAGTTTTTCTGCAAGTTCTTTTGCAGTTAAACCTTTTTTCTCTGCTCCTTTAAAATCTGCAGGATTTCTAGGTTTAATGTTTAACATAGCTTTTGTAAGATTTTTGTTCTTTGCTAAATTAACATCCCCTCTTCTGAGCATGGCATCTCTAACTCTAGCTTGAGCATCTACAAAGTTTCTATATTGTTGTTGTGTATATTTACCTGATTTAATTGTATCATATAAATCTTTAACCTTGTCTGCCGCAGCGTCAAATCCCTTTGCAGGTTTTGAAGCTAAAGCCATTTGTTGTTTACCTTTAAAGTTACCTTCAGCTTTTTGAGAAAATAATCTATTGATTTTACCTATTTGGTCTTGTCCAATACTTTTCTTTACCTTTTCTAGTTCTTTAATTCTAGGAGTATCTAGTTTCTTTGCGTCTTTTGCATCTCCCCTAGCAGGTCTTGCAGCTTTCTTTTCTGCAGCCATTTTAGGTGAACTAGCTTTTTTATCAGCCTTGTCTGCTTTTTTCTTATCAGCTTCATCAGCTTTCTTTTTTATTTCTTCAAACCTTTTAGATTTAGTTTTTCCCTTAACTTCTCTAGTTCTATCTTTTAAGGTTCTTTTCTTTCTAACTACTTTAGATAATAAACTTGCTACTGCCATTTTACTTTCCCTTCTTTCTTAGTTTGTTAAGATAATCTCTTAAAG